GGGGAGGTTGGGTTCCTGTGTACCAACAAGAGGAGGGCATTTCTACAGTTTAGAATTACTCCTCTGCATGAGACCTACTTGGTTTGTAGTTCTACTGTTCCCAGCAGCGGGCACCACCCCTGTCTCATCACCTTAACCAGCTATATGCCAGTAAGTTTATTCAGTCACTCCCAGTAAGGTGATCAACCTTACAAAGTTATTATAGTAGGATCTGTGTAAGGTGTCAACCCCCTTTCATAAATCCATTTTTTTGTAACCATTCCTTAGTCATAGGTGTGGGTGGGTAGACTTCCCACATGTTACCATTAGCACATGCTTTCAATGCTCTCATTGTCATACCCTCAGTTTTCCCTGCCCAAAATGCTTCTTTCTCCCAAGGAATTGCTTTTGGACTTGCAGCATAAGTTCTAGTGGCAATGTCTTGCCAGATCTGAGGAACCTTATCTTCATCCATGATAATAGCAATCATACTATTATCGATAGTCCCTGCCATACAATCTTGTGCAGCGTGCCATCCTTCATGTCGCATCACACTCATGAGTGCAGAAGGGCGACCCATGTATGCTTTGTTCAAAAAGAAATTATTACCAACTGTGTGATATACTCCACGATTTCCTACAGGAAAATATTTTTCATCTCCCAGATAAACTTTTACTCCGACATAATTAAGTGCCACCAACATCTCATGGAATTCCCTAGACACATGATCAAAATTCCTATTATAATTATCAGAAATATCTGCAATGGAGAATACTTCTTGGACACCCTCAGTACATTCTCGTAGCATCATACATCCCATTGCATCATTAGTGTACCATCCTTTAGTGATTTTACTTTCGATGGGTTTGGGTAATGAATGTGCTAGTACAGGGGCGCTCAATGCAAGACCAATACATGTAGCAATGAACTTTTTCACGGATTACTCCCAAAATATACTCATATTATAACACAAAAAAAGACCCCTGCATGGCAGAGGCCTCGATCCATCTCGAACTAAATTATATTTATAGAAAGTCTTTTCGAGCATGATGCTCTGGTACTATTTTGCCCAGTTTAATTGTGAGAAGTCCATCTGCAAATTTTACATCCTTAACTGTAATGTCTTCTGACAATGCCCAGGCTCTCTGGAAAGATCTCTGAGCCAAACCTCTGTGTAGGTACTCAGATTCTTCTTCGGTTTTCTCTTTCTTACCCTCTACAATAATCTTTCCGTACTCTGTGTAGACTTTAACCTCATCCTTACTGAATCCAGCAAGTGCAATCTCTAGTCTAGAATCTACATTGTTAATCTGTACAAGATTATAAGGTGGGTAATTAGTAGTGGAATCAAAATCGAAGAACTGGTTGAAGTAATCGTCCATACCAACGCTATTCTTCATGATCTTGTCAACTAGTGTTCCCAGATCCTGAGTATGATATCTTTGAATGTTTGTCATGTTTCTCCTTTTAAAGCGAGTTTAGTTGTGTCCCTTACGGCGACATTACTAATTATACAACGAGCATAAAAAAAGAGGGTCGTGTAAACCCTCAGAGATCATAGTGATAACCGTCAGTCTGCCTTGACGAACGTGCTTTGTGACGATTGTACTACCTTTTTCTTCTTACCTATATTGTACTTAGTCTCTAAAGTCCAGTCTCCTTTATCCTTATAAGATAGAACTTTGATCTGATTCAGAGGAGCAACATCCACAATTTGTTCTGGTCTAAGAATAGTAATCAATCCCCAATCTGATAACAGAGTGATGATTCTATTCCTACGTTGCACATCATTCATAGAAAGATTAGCGGACTTTCCATCCAATGCAAACAGTTCTTTGAAATGTACAATATAATATCTACCTTGCTTGTGCAGAATATGGCACGATTGATAAATCTTTTTTTCTTTGCGTGAAGCGACACCGATTCTCGTCAGAGTTTCTCTAACCTTCAAGAAATCATCTGGTTCGTTAAGTGTGACTTCGATCATCTGATCTTGTGACCAAGCAATCTCAGGTTCGGTAAACCCACTCATCCTGTACCTCCAACGTCAATGCGTTTTTTAATAAAATTCAACTGCTCTTTGGTTAAGACTTTCAATGCTTGGATTGCTTTATCATTACTATAACCATAGTATTGTTTCACAACGTCAAGATCTTTGATCTTATCTTTGCGGAGCCAAGGAGAGAATCTCTTCTTCTTCCTGAGACTATTTAGATAAAAGTGATATTGAAGATCCTTTGATATGTGGTGATTCATGTTCATTTCATTAGCAAACATGACACAATCAATGTGTGCGGACATACATTTGTTAACAATAAACGGTGGATACTTCTTGATCGCTTCGGGATCATCCTCCGTAAGATCCTCTTTGGTGAGGTTTATGGAGTTCAACCAGTCTTTGAGTTCTTTCATCGTATAATATCAATATCGTCAGGGTTTTTGTTCCAAGTTTCCAACTTGGTTCTTAGTCTTCCGTCTTCTCTGAGCGCTTCGTAGCGACGAGAAGCTTTCTTTCTCCACCAAGAAACAATCTGATCAACAGAGAACCTATCATAGTTTTCAGCTTTAACCAAAGTATCTTGCTCTCCCAAGATAACTTCTCGAGCATTCTTGAAACCATAGGTAGACATATAGAAACGTTTCTGTTCAGTCAGATCCTTGGCAGATTTGATCGCAGTGTTGAATGATTCTAGTTTATCTCTATCCTGTAAGGACTTTTTGATAACAGAAATCATCTTTGTCTGGATCTTTAGTTTTCTACTAGAGGCATCTTCCTTCACTAAACATTTATTATTATTCCTTGCTGTAAACCATTTGTTTAAATCTTGGAAGATAGAGTCATGCAGTAGTGGAGTAAAGTCACTCACAGTTAGACCCTTGTATCTCATGTATGGTTTAAGTCCATCATACTGTGATGAGGATTTAGTAGATCCATACAATGATGTAGTTTCAAACAAACAAATATCTGTATTGTATTTTGCGTTAAGTTCTTCTCTTGCTTGATGTGAACAACACAACATCGCTAAGAGTTTACCACCGAGGTAGTTAAAACCAAAAGGTTGAGTAGGTACAATGATGAAACCCATGATTGCATGGCGATTAAACCGACCCAAATCTGGTACATCACCCAACCAATCATTCCTTGGTTTGGAATTGATGGTAGGAGAACCGAACCTTATGAATCCAATAACCTTTCCTGTGTTCTCTTCTTTGACAATCCACTTGAGTGATTTGCCTGGAATAGAACTCTCAAAAGCATGAGACATTGTAATCTGCAATCTCTCATTGAAGAACTCATTGGTCAATCCACCATACTCTCCAGCACTGTAGATCTTAATCTTCATATCAGAAGGGTGCATATCAAACTTACTGAAGAGATCATCCTCAGTCGCACCACCACCACCATCAAAGAAAGCTGATAGATCAGAGGGTTGTTCTGATATTCTGTCTAGTTTTACATTACGAAGATATTCATCGATCCTTCCTGTATTAGAAAAGTAATCAATGAATTTATCTGCTGCATATGCAGCTTCACTCTCAGTTAACATCATTGTATAACCATTTCATCCTGATAGAATCGTGGGCCTGGCATTGGAATCAATAGTTCTGGAGGTAGGATGTCTGGTATCTCTATCATAAGAGGGGCATCAAGAACTGTTTGAAGAGTCTCTGCCATTCTTCTAAATCCTGATCCCACATAGATCTGTCCTGCTACAACTGCTACAGTTGCAGTTCCCCAGAATATATAATAGAATCTAGACTTTACTTGTGCTCTAATTTTAGTTGTTTTGGTCATTTGAATTCACACTCCACCATAATTTCTGTTAGACATGCTAACAGGTTGATTTCTTGATCTGCTACGAAGGCAATTTGATACTGATACTTAGCAATAATGAGGACAGCAGCAGCAATGCTAGGACCTTCGAGGGAATCAAAAAGAGCATCGTAGATACGACGCAAAAGTACAGAAGGATCATTATCCAAGTTATTGACAGCCCACTTACGAACCTCTTTAAAGTTCTTACCCTTAAGATTTTTGATAAGGTCATGTATGTTTACCTCAGAAAAATTAGCAAGAATAGATGAATCAATCTTACCACTTACAGAATGTCGTTGACACTCATTAAGAACTCTTCTCCAATCAGGAAAGTGTTTATTGATTAATTCAGCGACGACTTTCTTGTCTGCTTCAATATGTTCTTTATCAAGGATCTCAACCAATCTTTTGAAGAACTGTGCTGCGATTGTTGCTTTATGTTTTCCAGAGATTCCAAACTCGATGACTGAACATCTTGAATGGAGGGGTTCGATGATTCTGTTCTTGAAGTTACAGGTGAAGATGAATCGACAGTTCTTATAAAATGCCTCAATATTCGCCCGTAAGAGGAGTTGTACATCATGGGTTGTGTTGTCAGCCTCGTCAATAATGATGACTTTGTGCTGTGCGTCCATGCCTTGAAGTGATACGGTCGAAGCAAAGTTCTTTGCTTGATTCCGTACCGTGTCAAGAAATCGTCCTTCATCGGATCCATTGATGACATAATAATCAACTCCTAGTTCTGCACATAATGCTTTTGCAACTGTAGTCTTACCAATGCCAGGAGGTCCTGACAACAAAAGATTAGGGATCTCTCCCTTCTTGAGAAACTCTTTGAAAGTCTTCTTAGTAGTCTCTGGGAGTATACATTCATCAATAGTTTTTGGTCGATACTTCTCTACCCAAATGAATTCATCCCTCATTAGTTCCCCTCAAAAGCATTGCTGGTCTGACCAACTCAAGACATTTTTCGGCCGTGTTTAGACCTTTCATTTGTGCTACATAATCTTCCCAAGTTGCAAGATCAGTCTCTCCACTTAGGTTAGCAAGTAAATTGATCTCAGCAATCTTCCGAAGAGATTCCTCATCCATCAAACTGACGGTATATTTGACGAACTCAAGAGCGAGTTCTTCCTTTCTTTTAGTCATAATTAAATAAATCCTTTGGATTTTTTCTTTGGTTTGTCAATAACCTCAATAACTGGTGGGTCGAGAATCATATCTCTTTTGTTCCACCAGAATTCTTGAACTTCATCCCAAGATTCGACTACCTTGGAACGTCCATCCGTAAACACTATTCTATAGTGATGTCTGTCATATGGCAAGTCACTTGTCTGAGAAAAATGTTCTACCACGTTTCCTCATGTGTATGAACCTTGCCTTCAATGTGATTGTGTTCGATCTCTTCGATATGAAGATGCTCTAAAGCGTTTGCGATTCTTTCAAGTGAATCTGCAATTCTTTTGATGTCAATAGGATTCATAATTTAGTCAAAGCCAATGCGGTTTTCTGGATGGGTCACGAAGATAATTAGATGCAACCCAAGGCTTGGATGCGATATAACGTTTGTAAGCAGTGAGAGTGTCAATGCTTGTGTCATATTTAAACTCATCTGGTCCTGCAAATGCGTAATCTTGAACATAGTTGTAACATGTGATTGCTTCCTTTGAGAAACGATGAAAGATTTTCTTCGCTTCAAACAAAGTCTTGCGACATCCATGTTCTTTACCGTAACGGTGAGTGTACTCTGTTGACAATGCACACCCATGTTGAATCAACCATGCTGTGTTGACCAGACTTCTGCCTGCCCATTGTGTACATGGATGATTGCGGAAAGCACCTTTACTTGTTTTGTATGGAGTGCCATCTTTCTTGTGTAGGAGATCATCACCCCAATCAAAATACCAATGTGAGAACACAATGGAAAGCATTTGACATGTTTCCAATGGCATCTTGACCACATGTTTGTCAGGTAATACCTGAGCAGACTTGCGTGGACAGTGATCAGTGACAAAGATGTTCATTCTTCTAACCTCCAGCTCTTCCTCATTGTAACATAAGTTTCGCTTTTGGCAACAATATCTCTTACCTTCTTGAATATTCTCGCTGACTCTGCATATTTACTTGTCATATGATCTTCTTCTTGTGGTAATATTTCTTTCGTTCCTTTCTTATACTTTCTACCTGAGTTATGATTTGCATAACGTCTTGCTCTAGTAAATCCCATCTCTAGGAATTTACGACACATATCCATGCCAATAAAATCCTTACCATCCCTATAATCTAGGTACATGGCAAAGATTTTATTAGATGATCTTACTGCTTCATCAGGAGTTTTGAATCTCCAATGAGCACATATATCGTTAGTATA